AGACGTATATCGTAATGGTAACCAACAGTCCCCTATGTATGGTACCTATGCTGCAAAGGCGTTCTTAAATGCGAACGTTGCACCTCTAACCTACATCCGTCTGCTCGGGCAAGAAGACGCTAACGCGGCTGCTGCCGGTAAAGCCGGCTGGAAAACAACCAATAACGCTGCTGCAGCAGCCGACACCAATGGTGGTGCTTACGGACTTTGGGTTTGGCCGAGCAGTAGTCACGCCACACAATTAGGTGGCAACAATAGTACCCCGGGAATCTTGGCAGGTGTCTGGTATCTGAACTCGGGTTCACAGATCTATCTGTCCGGAACTTTGTTCGGCGACGCAGCCACTACCGGCTCACTTGGCGCCGGCATCGGCACAGACGCCAACAATAGATTCACAGTCTATGTATCAGGCGCCTATAGCGGTGAAGAGAAGATCAACTTCGGCTTTGACGATACAGACGACAACTTTATCCGCGCTAAGTTTAACACAAACCCACAGTTGGCTTCCGATCCAGGCACTTTCTTCCCTAATAGTTCTCATAAGAGTTATTGGCTAGGTGAAAGTTTCACACAGGATGTCCGAACAGGATTCTTAGCCCTCCCAGAGCTTTTAACAGGAGATGGCGGTTCAGATCTTACGAACGCGGCACTTCACGGTGTTATGCTCCCAATCGCCCTAAGTGGTACTCCGGCAACGGGACCACACAGCATGCAAGCTGCATCATCAGAAGCTAAAGCAGGCTGGTTTATTGGACAGGACTTGGGCGCCCCCACTTCTTATGTTCCACAGGACGCCCAAAGGCTTTTCCGTTTAGTTGGACGAGGACACGGCGAATGGCTTCAGAGAAACTGCAAGGTTTCAATCGAGAGAATTCGTCAGTCAACAGCAGCTGCAAGCGACTACGGTACTTTCAGTGTGGTAATCCGCGAAATCGACGATAGAGATGATAACATTCAAGTACTCGAGCGTTTTGATGGCTGTTCGTTAGATCCGTCATCCCCTAGCTTCATTGGTATCAAGATCGGTAACAAATACACTCAGTGGGATTCAGCTTCACGTCGTCTTAAGACTTATGGAGAGTATGATAACCAATCCGCATATGTGTATGTTGAGTTAGACGAAGCCATCGAAACCGGCGCACCCGGACTCGAAACATTGCTTCCGTTCGGTTACTTTGGTCCCCCTCGCTTTACTAGCACAGCAGCCGGCGTAGGTGCTGCCGGCTCCCTTCCGAACTATATGATTGGAGATCCTAACGCTATAGTCAACGGAACGGGTACCCGCCTTCTTAGCTCCTCTGCCAACAACCTTACTGGAAGGTTAGGCTTCCCAAGTACTCGGTTGCGCCACTCATCTTCAGATGGCGGTGTTTCTGACCCTTACTTCGGATTTCAGACAACCAGAACAGCCACCAGCAACGACTTCGATGCTAGTGTTGCAGACGCTTCACGTAGATGGCTAGCAGCTAGTGTTGCTGACCCTGTGACGGGAACTCCAGCAACTGGTGTCGATGGATACTCTTATGTATTTTCGCTTGATGACGTTGTACAAGATAGCCCACAGAGTGCATACTACTATGCGTCTGGTTCTCGTGCTAGTGAGAAATCAGCAACAAGCTCTTCTTACACTACGCTTCTTGACGCAGACATTAACCGCTTTACCGCACCATTCTGGGGCGGCTACGACGGGTTTGACATCACGCTGCCAGATCCTGTATACAACAAAGCTATTCCAGGAGCAGGTGGTTCCGGAACAGGCACAGCTACAAATCAAAACAGCATGGCATATTACACTTATCGCCGCGCGATTGACACAGTAGCCGACGCGGAGATGATTGACATGAACTTGTTGGCTGCTCCGGGTCTGACCCATGAAGCATTAACTAAACACATGGTTCGTATGTGCGAATCTCGTGGTGATGCATTGGCTCTTATCGATCTTCCTGACATCTACATTCCTTCACACGAAGAGTACAAGTCAGCTAAGAGTGACCGCCATGGCACCACACCAACTCAAGCCGCAACGACCCTCCGAAACAGAAGAATTGACTCCTCTTATGGCGCAACCTTCTACCCGTGGGTTCAAACACGTGATGACAATGGTCAGCGCGTCTGGACTCCGCCTTCCGTTGCAATGATGGGCGTTCTCGCCTCATCCGAGAAGAAATCAGACCTATGGTTCGCCCCAGCAGGATTCAACCGCGGAGGCATCTCTGATGGAGCCGCAGGAATCCCAGTTGTTGGTGTCTCAGAACGCCTGACTTCAAAAGAGCGTGATACTCTATACGAGTCGCGCATCAACCCGATCGCTTCCTTCCCCGGAAACCAGATCGTTGTATTCGGTCAGAAGACTCTCCAAGAGCGTGAGTCTGCCCTTGACCGTATTAACGTACGACGCTTGGTCATCTACATGAAGAAGCAAATTTCAATCCTAGCCACACAGGTTCTCTTTCAGCAGAACACTGACGCAACATGGTTGGTTTTTAAGAGTCTCATTCAGCCATTCCTTGATAACGTCCTCACTGGATACGGTATTTCGGATTACAGACTGATTCTGGATAAGACGACGACAACCGCCGATTTGATTGATCAGAACATTTTATACGCAAAGATTATGGTTAAACCGACCCGTGCTATAGAATACATCGCCATTGACTTCACAATTGCTTCTACCGGAGCGTCATTCGATGACTAAGGCGATTAACAAAAGAATGGGGGAGAAGTCTCCCATGATACTATTTATTTTTGAGACGTGTACTGCGTCAACAGAAAGGAGCGTCTAGCCATGGCATTTTGGAGTGATAATTTCGCAGATGGGTCCCAATCGGATCCAAAGAGAAAGTTTAGATTTAAAGTCTCGGTGACGGGACTAGCCGAATCCGGCGGGCCGATTATGTGGTGGGCAAAGACTGCAGCAAAGCCATCGTTTACTATTGCGTCTGCAGAGCACAAATATTTGAATCACACATTTTATTATCCCGGTTCTGTTACTTGGAATGATGTTACAATTACAATGGTTGATCCACAAGATCCAGATGTTGCAAAACTCTTAGCTTTATTAGTTAAAAATGGTGGCTACCATCCACCAACAACTGCTGGCGATTTCACAACCATGACAAAAGCTTCAGCAGTATCTACGCTTAAAACGGTCACTGTTATAGCCATCGACGGCGGCGGCAACACAATCGAAAGTTGGGAACTAAACAATGCCTGGATCACGGACCTTAAATTTGGCGATTTAGAATACGGTGGAGATGACCTTACAGAGGTAAGCATGACGTTGAAATACGATTGGGCCACACTAACAGCCGGCACCACCACAGTCTTCGCGAAAGCCGACTCGACCGATACAGCGCCATCATCAGAGACATCAAGTTAATAACAATACCAAACACACATAGAGGTGACATTTGTCGAGAAACAGAGACCGTCTAGGTGGTGGAAATTCCACACCTAAGACCGGAGCAGAAGCTCCCCAAACGACACAAAACACAGGATTTTCATTCGTTGTACCAACCGAGTTTGTAGAACTGCCTTCAAGAGGAAAGTTCTATAGCCCCGAACATCCATTGCATGGATGCGACAGCATAGAAATCCGCCACATGACAGCCAAGGAAGAGGATCTTCTTACATCGAGAACACTCCTTAAAAAAGGAATAGCGATAGAGAGACTCCTTCAGAGCATCATAATTGATAAATCAGTCAAGGCTAGCTCCCTACTAGTAGGAGATCGCAACGCACTTGTTATCGCAGCCCGCGTTTCAGGCTATGGCAGCGACTATTCAACAAAGATAACTTGCCCTTCATGCACAAAGGCTTCCACTTATACATTTGACCTTAACGAGGCAGATGTTTATGCGGGAGACAGAAGAGAGGACATAGAGATTACAGATAACGGCGATGGCACCTTTGGTGTTACGCTGCCAGTACTTAAGCTAGATGTAACCTTTAGGCTGATGACAGGCGTAGATGAGATCGCGAGTAGTCCAACAAACAAAAACGATAGAAAAAGAATGGAGAACTCAGCCGTAACCACACAATTGAATGTTATGCTTGAGTCAGTCGCAGGTGATTCCAGTTCGGCGATGATCCAGACTTTAGTGGAAAATATGCCTTCACGTGATTCACGATGGTTACGAAGAGCTTATAAGCTAGCCTCTCCAAACATCGACCTAACACAAGAATACGAATGCGAAGAATGCGGCTTTGAACAAGAGATGGAGGTGCCGCTCACCGCGGACTTTTTTTGGCCTAGCCAATGATTACATGGAGAACGTGTATGAGCAGTTCTTTTTCTTAAAGTATTCCGGAGGTTGGTCTTTCTCCGAAGCATACAATCTACCTGTGGGACTTCGCAAGTGGTTCGTGGATAGGTTGGTAAAGCAATTGAAGACCGAGAACGAGGCGATGGAGAAAGCCTCAAAAGGTCAATCTGGCGGGAACACCCAGACATTGACAGCAAACAATAATCCGATGAAGTCAATTTAGAGAACTTACTTTAAGGCAGGACCAGTAATAAGTCCTGTCTTTTTTCGTATAAAACTATTTATTTCAGTGAAGTTT